TGTCGCAAAGGCTTCTTCAGGAATGCCTAGCTTTTCTTTGTACATGCTCAAAACACCGAGCAAAACAAGAGCGATAAATCTTCGGCTCAAAAGCGTCTTTTTAAGAACGTCTGGCATGTTCATTCCCCTGGTTGGTCCTTGTTTGGTCCTTGCCAAAATCACAACCAAAGTTTAGAACAGAACAAAACGTTGGACAGGAGCGCAGGAAGAATCATTTCTGCACTCCTGTTCATCTATTTGTTAAGTGCCATATTTAAAGCATGGCAATAGCAATCGCAACCATTCTTGATGCACTCATCGAAAACGCGGACTGGCAAGAGACCCGTTCTCTCGCCAAGGCCAATGCGTTCGCGACTGCCGCAACTCGTTATCTGATCGCGGTCCCGCAGTCTGCAAGCGAACCTCAAGGGTTCTCGCAAACGATGAGCGTTGCCCAGATCATGCAAATGCGAACTGACGCGATGAACTTTATCGCTGGTCAGTCGCAAGCCACCAACGGTGGGTCTGGCTATTTCGTGACGGGGGTTCAACATGGCTTCAGGTAGCCGTTTTGATCGCTCGCAGTCTGTCCCCGAGCAGTTCGGAGACATGAGGGCCGACTATGATGCAATGCGAGATTCGAAGTACGTTCGAAATCGGTCTGGCCTTGCTCCGAACGGTGGTTCTAGCGATTACCACATTCGGAACGAGACTCAGTATCTGCAACTGATCGAGCGAGCTCGGGATCTGTGCCGCAATGCTTCGATCGTGGATGTTTCGATCCAGAAAGCCGCAACCAACATCGTTGGGGATGGTTTTACGCTGTGCCCGAAGACCGGGAACAAGCAGCTTGACGTTCTCCTGTTCGATAAGTGGGCGAATTGGTCTGAAGATCGTGAGCAATGCGACATTGCCAAGGAAAAATCATGGTCAGAAATGGAAGAACTGGCTGTAATCTCGCAAATTCGAGACGGAGATATCATCGGTCTCGGCACCAAAGACGGTTCCCTGCAAATCATCGAAAGCCACCAGTGCCGCAATCCGAAGGGGTCGTCCAGGAAACGGACCAAGGACGGAAAAGAAGCCATCTTTCTTGGTGTCGAACTGAGCGACGTTCGTGAGCGCACCAAGTTTCACATTCGATCTGAAGAGACCGACCCGCAAAAAACAGCTCAGTCAATGAGCTCCACCGCGTACGATGTCCGCGACGATCAGGGATTCCGTCAGGTTTTCCACTACTACGTCTCCAGTCGATCCAGTGGAACTCGTGGCGTTACTGCTTTGGCCCCCTGTTTCACTAAGCTGGCCATGTATGACGATCTGGACTTCGCGAAATTGGTCCAGGCTCAAGCGTTGTCGTGTGTCATCTCGCAACGAATCAAGGATGTCACCCGAACTGGGCTACCAACAACGAACAAACCGCTCGGAGCGACTACGACCGAGACCGGAACAGACGGATCTTCGCTGACCATCCAGCAAGTGGCACCTGGGACCGAGTTTATCAATAACCCAGGCGAACGGCTCGAGCATTTTTCGCCCGATGTGCCTAACACCAACTATTTCGAACATGCCAAATCATTATTGACGATGTTTTTCGTCAGTATTGGCCTGCCGTACTTCATGGCCATGATGGACCCGACCGAGGGCAGTTACTCGGCCTGGCGTGGTGCATACGACGAGGCCAAAAAAGGATTCAAGCGTTCTCAGCGTCAGCTTCGAGATAAATGGCACGCGCCGATTTATACCTGGAAGGTTCGGCAGTGGATCGCAGAAGATCCTGAGATCGCTCGACTAGCCGCAGAAGTTGGGAACAACGTTTTCAAGCACACTTGGCGAATGCCTAAGTGGACCTACGTTCAACCCGTCGAAGATGCGACCGCTCAGGCGTTCCGGATGCGAAACGGTCTGATCAGTCCCAGCCGCTTGCATGGCGAGCTGTCGCAAGACTGGGAAGAAATCGTAGATGAGACCATCCAGGACAACGGGTATGCGATCGTCAAAGCAATCAAAACAGCCAATGCGATCAACAAGAAGTACAACCCCGAACCGCCGATCGTCTGGCAGCAGCTTATGAGCTTGCCGACCCCTGATTCCATCGCGTTCACCTTGCCCATTGGCCAGGTCGCGCCAACTCCACCCGCTAATCCATCCAGGGGGACTGTGAATGTTTGATCTGAATCTATCAGTACCACGAAAAGCCGTCCCGTTCTTCGATTGCTGGGTTGGTGCTTGGGCGATGCACGAACCAAATTTCCATCAGCTTCGCCAACAAATCGAAGCCCTGAACCTGACGTTGCACCTTTCGAACGGTGACGCGAACCGCCAGTCCGCATTGGACCGCATCGACGAAAGCTTTTCGACCGTCCAGGAAGGGATCGGCATTATCAACCTTTCCGGCCCGTTGATGAAGCACGCATCTAGCTTCAGTGAATCATGCTCGACTGTCGAGGCCCGATCGGCAATCAACAAGATGGCCAACGACCCGAACATTCGTGGAATCATGATCCGGATCGAATCCCCCGGTGGAACGGTCGCAGGAACCAAGGAACTCGCGGACACGATCAAGATGGCTCGCAGCAAGAAGCCGATTATGGCCTATTGTTCCGACCTGTGCGCCAGCGCCGCGTATTGGATCGCTTCGCAATGCCAGACCATCGACGCCAACGCCACTTCCCTGGTTGGTTCCATCGGAACGTATTGCGTTGTCACAGATTCTAGCAAGGCAGCCGAGAAAATTGGGCTGAAGGTACACGTTGTCCGGGCCGGTGAATACAAGGGCGCTGGAACGCCGGGAACCGAGATCACGGACAGCAACCTGGCCGAGTTTGATCGGACGGTTCAGGGCCTGAATATGTTCTTTCTGGATGCCGTTTCGGACGGTCGGTCGATGCCGATCGCGAAGGTGTCCGAACTTGCGGATGGTCGAATCCACCTTGCAGAAGAAGCCAAATCAAACGGGTTGATCGATAACGTTTGTTCGTTTGAAGAGTCATTCGATCGCTTTAGTCAGTCTGTGTCCGTAGGTTCGGACCAGTTGTTTTCGCAGCAAAACTTAGATAAGGATTATGAAATGGCAACTGAGCCAACGAACGTAGTCAACAAGCCAGCAACGTTGGCTGAAATCAACACCGCCTTTCCGAAGGCGTCTGCCGACTGGAGGCTTTCCGCTCTCCAGGCTGGTTGGACTCTCGATCAATGTCGACAATCGTACACCGATATTCTTCAGGCTCAATTGGAAGCCCAGACCGTACGCGCCGAAGCTGCTGAACGCAAGGCCGGTAAGCCAGGCGTCAAGGCACTCAAGAGCGGTTCCGGCAAACGAGCTCGTGCCGAAGACATGCCGGTCGATGACGAAGAAGAAATGACCGATGATGAAGAAGAAGTGATGGAGGAAGAAGACGACGCAGTTGCCGCTTGGGATGTTGCCGTCTCCCGCGAAATGAAGTCTTGCGGTGGAAATCGTCAAAAAGCTCTTTCGCAAGCCAACCGAAAGAACCCAGGTTTGCGAGCGCAAATGCTCGAGCAAGTCAACGCCAAGCGTAATCGACGGTCCCGCCGTTAGTCGCTAGTTCGTCCGATCCATTTTTCAAATCAATTCAGTCAGTCCAATAAGGAAAAATAGTCATGAGTCAATATGTTGACGCACAAACCAAGGCGTTCACCGCAGCCGGAACGATCAAGCAATACGCTCGAGTCGTTCTCGGTTCCGGTGGAACGATCACCGAAGCCGGCCTCGCACAAAAAGAGATTGGAATCGCGATGGAGCCCGCCGTCACTGGCGAAACTATTGCGGTTCGTCTCCGAACTGCCAATGGTACTCACAAGATGATCGCAATTGAAGCGCTAGCAATCGGTGCAACGCTTTACACGGAAACAGACGGCAAGGTTCAAGACACCGCTCAAGCAACCTCGTTCCAAATCGGTACTGCCCTGGAAGCCGCAACGGCAGACGGGGACATCATCGAAGTCCTGTACAACGCTCACGGTGATACCGCTGCGTAATTGATCCCCGAAGCGCAGCCTGGGGGGATTCGGAGTAGCTACCGAGAATCCCCAGGTTGCTTTTATTTTTGTAGTCCAGCTTTGCTTCGGGGAAGGAAGTAAAGCAAATGCCAACCCCAAGTTCTGCATTATCAACCCTGCGCCCTGACCTAGCAGAAAGCTTCATGTCATTTGACTTGGAAGCCGAAAAAGCTGGTTACATCGCTCGCCAAGTTATGCCAACTGTCGACGTTTACTCCCAAGCGGGAACGTTTGGACAGATTCCATTGGATCAGTTGCTGCAGCAGCGTGATACCAAACGTGCCCCTGGTAGCGGTTACGCTCGCGGGAATTTCACCTTCGCGCCAGCTTCTTACGCATGTGAAGAACACGGTGCGGAAGAACCGATCGATGATCGCGAAGCGCAAATGTACGCCGAATTCTTCGATGCGGAATTGATTGCTTCGCAACGTGCCTACAACGCCGTTCTTCGGAATGCTGAGGCTCGTGTTGCCGCCGCGATCTTCAACACTTCCACCTGGACAGGTGCATCTTTGACCACGGACGTTTCCAGCGTTCCCTGGGCAACAGTTGCAACGGCCAAGCCAGTTACCAACGTGGAAGCTGCGGTACAGAAGATGTACGACGGTTCCGGACTTTGGGCAAACGCTCTGGTGATCAACCGAAAGGTGTTCCGTAACCTGCGAAACACTCCGGAAGTCACCGACCGGATCGCGTCCAGTGGTGCCGGGAATCGAAGCTTGGCTTCCGATGTTACAGCTCAGATGCTTTCCGAAGTCTTTGACCTTCAGTACATCATCGTTGCCGGTGGTAGCGAGAACACTGCCAAGGAAGGCCAAACGGCAACACCATCGCAAATCTGGTCAAGCACCTACGCAATGGTTTGCAAGGTCGCAACCGGCCAAGACTTCCGCGAGCCATGCATTGGAAGAACCTTCCATTGGGCTGGTGACGGATCGGGGATCGACGGAACGATCGAATCCTACCGCGACGAAACCGTTCGCGGTGATGTGATCCGAGTTCGGCACGATGTGGACGAGATCGTTCTCTACAAGCAAGCCGGTCACCTTTTGAAGATTGCCTAGTCGTACCTTTTCGTCACCGATACCCAGTGGGAAGCAGATCGCGATCGTGAGCAACCAGTTCTCAGAGTTTTTCAGACGTACGGCTGCCGAGTCTCAGCTCGTCACGTTTGGCGAACCGGTTGTTTACTTCCCCCTGGGTGGTGACTGTTCCGAAGGAATAACGATGCAGGCGCTAGTCAATCGAAACGAGAGCTCGATTGTTCAAGAACTCGGATCGATCGTGGGTGAATCCGCGATCGTCTCCGTGCTCAACGTGGCCACCACCGCCACCCCAAACGGCATCCTGAGCCACCAAATCGATACAGGTCTCGATCAGATCGAGCTGTCGATGCAGGTCGGTGAAGAACCGCGAAGAAAACAGATTGTGCGATTGCTGTCCAGCAACGCAGGCAAGACCCGATTCCTAGTTCAATAAA